GGTCTCAGTCTCTTCTTGTTTGTCTGCCACGCAACGAATCTTTGATGATGCTCTCCTCCTATGTATTGTCTCAGTGCTGTCCTCAGGCTTTCAAATGTGTGTGTTGAACTTGGTGTCTTGCTGATGGTCCAACAACCAATCAATACGAACTCACCATACATATTCAGACAGTTTGCATCCTTCATCTTCCGGTAGTTACGATTGTCAGGATCCATATATCCTTTGATGTTGTGTATCTTTATATTGCTACCAAACTGTTCGTAACAGTCATCTGTCAGCACACCAAAGTCTTCAAGCACTTCGTATGCCAATGCTATCGTTTCGTTTTGACTCTTACCCATTGTATCCTCCTTTGTTAATGATTACGAAAGTAATGGTCATAGTGTTAGTATAACACAGGATTAGGATATGTCAATGTAGTTTGGTAATGTTGGTAAGGCCGTGGCCCTTAAGGGGATATGCCAAGCCTATGTCAGATAAAACCTGAACACAAAAAGGCCACGGTTCGAAAGTGTTGGAGGAGGTATGGCTCATATGGCTGTAGGAAACAACCACGTTAGTCGTTTTGCTCTGCAAGGAGATAAACAACAACTCCCCCAACATAGTATTTACTATGTTCCAAGAAATCACGCTATCTTAACGACTCGTGTTGGCTTTCCGTATTTGCGTTGAATTGTGTTTGCGGCCTTGCTGGCACTTTCTTTTGTGATGAAATGTTTGTTCCAACGTTGCCCCATTATTTCAATCGCGAACAACTGCGGCTTCTTTTCTGTGTCCTTCCAGTGTAGGTCACCCTGCTGTCGCAATTGGGTCTGTTGTCGCACACGGTTCCAATTGAATCCTTTTGCCATTACAGATAATCATCAATATGCACACCCACACTTGACTTCAGTATCGTGTTCGCTGTGCCAGTTGCAACTTGATTCATCCTCCTTTGGTTCGCAGTCAGATATCCCTTGTCTCCCTTCAAAGCAACTATGATCTTTGTCTCCTTGTGTATCAGTATCGCAGTATATCTGTGATCCTGTTTTTCGGGAACCAGCAACACGCTCAGTTCTTTGAGTGTGCTACCTTTCTTGTTCTTGTATCCTGGCATATAGCATTTACTTGCCCTGATATCCTTGACTCTGTATCCTGCATTCTTCAACTCCTGTCTCGTCTGCTTGACCAATTCATAGTGTGGTGCTGACCATTCGTCGTCTGTCAGATTCCTCCTGAAGTGTGGCCATTCCGTGTTCAACAATGCTCTCGCGGTTTTCAGTTGATTGCATTTGCAGATCGTTATGTTGAGTTTGAGTCGTTCTGTGTTGGAAGTTGCGTTGTTGAAAAGATCAAGTTTTGTCCATTGCCAGTCCTTTGGTAGGTCCTGGTGGCAATGGCTAATCTTTTCTGCCTTGCTTTCTTCCTTGACGGAGTCAAAATGAATTACTGATTGCTCACTGGCAATCTGTAATTTGTTTTTATTTGTTGTTATTATGTTGTTATTGTAGTTAGTGTTATTATTGTTTGCCACCATTGTGTGTTCCTCCTTGCATAATAGTAGTATATATCCAAACTGGAGAAAAAACAACCTTTTATTAAATATTACCGAGTGACTTGCTTTCCAAAGGTCTTACTCCTTTATCTCCAGCCAGTCACTCACCTTTTCTTAAATATTCGTATGCTGGTATGGTTCAATTCACCTCTCATTAAGGATTTGGTCAGTTTGGTTCCAAAACAACCAAACGAAATAGGTTGCAACCATCTCTACACCCTAAGATCAGTTGATAACTGCGTTGCTTACGATCCAAGAACAAGGGACCAAATTGATCAGGACATCAAGTCACCTAAATCACCAAAAACACCAAATCTACCAAAGTTCTGGACCAGGAACGGTTGCAAGACTGACCTCTTTGACGAAGTTGTAACTCCAAATAGATTGCAACCACAAGATTCAGGCACACTTGCGATAGCACTCGCCATCATTTATTTGAAAGCCAAAGATATCACTGTTTTAGGTTGTGGATGGCACACCAAAGACACCAAGAGTCTGTTTGATCACAGATACACACACAAGAAATGGTTTGAAAAAGGCAACAACAGCAAGTTACAACTGCTTAGGACCTATCAAAAAGAGTTTGGAGTTAGAATACGATTCGTTTCGGAACATATAGTTGATCCCGCACTTGGACACGCACGGGTCGAAGATCTACTGCACTGACTTTCCGAAATCTTTTGTCAAGCACGAACTTACAGGTGTGTGTTCCCTGGCACCTGTTTCTTTTGGTCCTTTCATCACACATCCAATGACCAAATTCAATCAATTTTAAGTCAAAAAGACTCTGTTTCATTACGATACCGTGTGTCTTGTGGCATTCGCAAAGTTACTTCTCTTGTTAAGTTCGTTCCTACTGGCTACCCTAACGTCATATTGCTCACCACTTGATACAGGAGCAATGAAGAATTGAGTGTCGTTGGTTAGACCTGCTGTAATGTAAGTTGAATCCGCGGCAAGTTTATACTGCACGATATATTCTTTGAAGAATGGATCTGCGGCCGCTGTCCAAGTCACGTTCATTCTCGATTCCGCAACATAGCCAGATGATGCTTGGTTGGTTGATCCTGAAGTTACTGTTACCCCAGTTGGTGCCGGAACCGTCAATGGGTCTGGCAAGTTCAACGTGGGTCTTGTTATGTCTGCTGACTTGGCATTTATGGTATAAATTGTTGGTTGGTGTTCAAATCCTGTTACCTGTATGTCACCTTCCGCATTTAATCTAATATCCGTTATTCTAAATTGACCATCCAATCCAATGTTTGGACTTGTGACCCTGCATAGGTCACCCACCGCAACATTTGAGCCTGCAATGGTGGTCGCAAATTGTATCTGTTTGGCATTCCTTGATCTTTTGACAAAAACTTCTGCATATTGTAATGCTTGTTCTCTGCTGGCAACAGTTGGCAAACTCAAAGTGGCTTCTAACCTCTGACCATTGTCTTCATTCAAGAAAGTTGTGTCATCAGTTGAACCATCGTCAGGATAGATCACCTCATTTGGTTGATAATCCGCACTTGGATCAACATACGTTACTCTTGCCCTATTGACTTTTGTTTCTTTGTTGTCTCCTATCAATTGTAGGCCACCCACAATGTTATCTTCGTTGGCACTGAAACTGACAGGTGGATCTGACGGTATGGATTCAATGTTGTCATCGTCACCTGCGTTTTCAATCTTCAATCTAAACACACCTTGGGTGAATGGCATAATACCCCTGAATCCAACTAACAATATTTTGCAGTTGTTCATAATACTTGTTGAAGTTTCTACCACAGCATCGCAAGTGAATGCCTTGCCAGTGGTTGAACTTGTATAACTTACAACTTGGTCACAGAGTTTGGCCATCTTTCTCCAACTGTTCCAATGGAACGCATCATTGCTTAGGCCTTTGCCGTATCTTGGATTCCTCATATAATCCATTAAAACATTTACAGGATTGTTGCTGTGTGTAGTAGTTTCATTCGCATACAAAGTTGTATGATCCTCTTGCACTGGTGCATCTTCTATCTGCACACTCAGGTAATATTGTGTGTTTCGTGTGACTGTGCCACTGTGTGTAACCGTGTTGACGTCGCCGAATCTGTAATTGCCCGCTGGCAAAATTATAGTTTGATTGATCGATAAGTTTGCTTTGTAGTTGGCCGTGCCTGTTGGTTGGGAATTGCTAAATTTACCTATGACTTTGCTATCGCTGTCACTGAACACAGTTTGACCAGTTCCTGTGTTTTCAACAGTGAAATTGATGCTGTTATCTACAAGTCCATTAGGTGTTCCACTAATCTGTGTGCTCATCTCTTGTATTATCTTGACCTGTGCCTCTTGGTTGAGTGTAAAAGTAACACCAGCATCTTGAATAGTGTTGCTTGAACTTTGGCTACTCACACTATGAACTCTTGTTGCTGTCTCTGTTCTTCTGTTCAACAATCCTGATGATGTGCCTGTCTGTCCTGTGAATGATCCCACGTTCTGTGCCGTGTAGGCACCTGTAAGGTCAAATATCTTTCTGCCCTGTAGAGTTACCTTAACATTTGGAATACCGCCTCCATATGGATTGTTGTCTGCATCTGCTTGGTCTTCAATCTTCTTCCATCTAAACCTACAGGCAAGATACGCAATACCTCTTAACCTGTGATTGCTTGTCCAACCCGGTGCTCCACCTGTCAGTAATGAACTTGCAACTTGGTCATCTCTGCCGTCAAAGAACTGCACCTTCAACCTACTCTCGTCTGAATATGGACTTGTTGTAACTCCTGTCTCAACACCGTGGGCAAAACTGCTTGGTGTGACCACAATATCGTCAATTAATAATTGTGTATAACCTTCTACCTGTCCTTCTGATAACACATATGCCACATAAAGATATTCATTGCTGGCTCCATCAGTGGATACGAAAACTCTTGCCCCACCGACCATCCTTGTTCCATACACAATAGGAATGTTAGTGATGCCTGAGTCTTTGTTTAATAAAACACCCTGTATCTGTTCTGTCTGTGATGCTGAAACTTCCGGAACAGTAAGGTCTAATCCAAAAGGTGAAGTGAATATCTTCACGACACCTTCAACTATATCTCCAATGAAACTAAACACCCTGCTGATGATACCACCACCTCCACCACCACCTTTGTTATGCACAAGATAGTTGTTTGCGTAGTAAGTGTTGTCGTTGTCTAATGTTAGGTTATAAACTTTTTCAAACCAGTTCAGTGGATTCCAACTGCTTTTAATTTTTTTAATCTCTATCTGGCCAAGTTCTGTGATAATCTTGTCACCAACTTTCAATTGGCCAATGTTGTCAAGGTCTTGGTGATTATGAAACCAATTTGACCAAGTTTCAGGATCCCACCATTTTTTCTTAGGCTTGATTGCTTTCCAACCTTCAGTTGTCTGGAAAGGATGTTCCGCTGTTGTGAAATACTCTCCGTCGTTGATGCTATATTTCTTTCTGAAATGCAAGAATGGTGTGTGTATCTTCTTTACGTGATTTAATTTTTTAGCACCTTTGATCTGATCACCTACTCTTATATCCTTGATGGCTTTAGTTTCACCATTCGCTAATTTTATCTGTGTATCACCTGCAAAACAACACATCTATTTGTTCTCCATTTCAAAATAATAAAAAGGTTTCTTGTGTGGTCCAAATTCAGGATAAAGATCTTTAACCTTGAATCCTAACCATTCCAACCACTTGATATGATCCTTATGGTCGCGATAAACAAAATTAAATAATTTTTTATACTTTGGTTTGAACCCTAATATAACTCTTCTACATTCAACTAAAAATTCTCTCTTAAGGTGTGGAAACTCCGACATCCAATCACTCATCAACAACCAAGGCTGTCCAATATCTTTTTTACCTGCCACACCAAACATTCCAACAGGTCTGCCATCAACCACAATGGTATAACTTTCTAAACTTGCGTTGCAAGTTATCTTCATTGCTTCTCTGTTAGGCAAGTCTGTCATCCATTTGATAGTATTACAGTCTTCTTCTCGGAGTTTATCTGCAACTATAATAATGTCAGTTGCATTTGCCTCTCTGAAGTAACCTTCTATCGCTGTGTGTATGCCTTGTTTCTTTCTTATCATAATACTTTCTCAAAATGTATTGACTGTTGTTTGACGTCCCAGTTATCTACTAAATGATTACTGAAAAAAGGTAAAGACGAATCAAAACCAATTTTTTCATTGCCGTTTGTCACTGCAAAGTTTTGAATGTATTCAAATATGTTGTCCAGGTTCTCTTTTGTTCTAAATTCACCTAATATGTAGAAAAAATTAATATTCAATTTCTTTTTAGAGTTATGAATATATCTTTCTTCAGTTAAAACAAACAAGCCAACCAACATCTTATCAATAAAAATTGCCCTTGTTACATTTCCTGGTGTGACGAAAACATTTTTTATTTTGAAATTGAAATCCATTTCAGGATCAACTCCATATAATTCTTTTATTGCCTTATTGCTTACTTCAATTGCAGAAGCATAGTCTTGTTCTCTTATCTCTCTTATTTCCATTATGGTCTCCCCCATTTTATGTCTTTAACTATTTGTGGTGAAAAGTCCATACCCTTGTCACTACTGAAATGTAGGTTCTGTGATGCCGGATTTGTTCTTCTGCCATTTGTTCTGTTGAAGTCTGCAAAGAAACTTGCCACAGACAACGCCACACTGGCACTATTTTTTGATTCTGTTATT